CCTATGGATTACAATAAGTTTGTGGATACATTGGCACTTTCTTGGTTCCTCTACCCAGATCGTCAGTCTCATGGCTTAGGTAGCTACCAGTATGAGTCAGGGTTAGAGAAGCCTAAGGTAGATGACTGGGAGAATGTTACTTATGAGCAAATGAAGCATCGGTGTGAAAGTGACGTGAGCCTTAACTGGTGGCTATGGATGAAACAGAGGAAACGATTGGAGGAAATCTATGGAACAACTAACACCTGATATTCTAAGGTTCATACGATACCTTAGTTTCAAGCAAGATTGCATGAGGCAACAGGAATCATCCCCTCTAGTAGTAGACTTAGAGAAAGCCCAAAGGCACTACAATGAACTTGAAGCCCTTAAGCTAGAGAAGACTGAGGCATTGCGTAAGGTAATGCCACAAGTACCGATCTGTAGCTACAAGAATAAGCCTAAGGTAATGACCAAGAAAGATGGTTCCATGAGTGCCTTAGCTGAGAAATGGTATCAGTTACTCAAGGAACAGTGCCTACCAAGTACCACAGAGGGTGTAGTAACGGTCATAGAAGGGTACGAGGATGGTAACCCTAATAGCCCTAGCCAAGTTAAAGAGTGGCTCTACAGCTTAGGTTGGAAGCCCTGTACCTACAAGTTCGATAGGAACAAGAAGACTGGGGAGGAGAAGAAGATTGAACAAGTGCGCTATAGTAGCCCTAGTGACCCACGTAAGGGTATGCTTACTGATAGCGTCTTGAAGCTGAAGGCTAAGGAACAAGGGATTGAGCACCTAGAGGGTTTGACTGTAGCTAGTCACCGCATGAGTATTTTTAAGGGGTTCCTTGAAGCTGCTACACCACTTAAGGATAACCCTAAGTATGGTCATGTGGTAGCGGGCGCTGGTGGCTACACAAATACCCTGAGGTTCAAGCATAGAGCACCTATCGTTAATCTACCCAAGGTAGGGTCAGCATGGGGTGAGGAGATACGAGGGTGTATTGTAGCACCGGAAGGTTATACTGTGTGTGGTGCTGATGTGGTGTCACTGGAGTCATCAACGAAAAAGCACTATATGTGGGACTATGACCCTGCTTATGTAACTGAGATGAGTGCTGAGGGCTTCGATGAACATTTAGATTTGGCTAAACACGCTGGTGAGATTACCCAAGAGCAGATCGAACTTTATAATGAAGGCAAAGCACCTGAGCTTAAGGCCGTTCGTAATGTGTTCAAACCAGCTAACTACGCGGGTGTCTATGGTGTTCGTGAGCTTACCCTTAGTAGGTCTACAGGTATGTCTGTACAAAGGTGTAAGGACTTGATTGAGGCTTACTGGGAGCGTAATTGGTCAGTAAAGGAGATAGCTAAAGCACAGTACATTAAGACACTAAAGGACGGTAGCATGTACTTAAAGAACCCTGTTAGTGGTTTTTACTACAGTCTAAGGTATGCCAAAGATACATTTTCCACATTAAATCAGAGTACAGGGGTCTTCATTTTTGAATTGTGGGTAAAGAAGTGTCGAGAGAAAGGTGTTAAGTTTTCCCTTAATTACCACGATGAGCATTTGTCATATGTAAAGATCGGCAACGAACATCGGCAAACGGAGTTACTAGAGGAGGCAATGAAAGAGGTAAATGAAACCTTGAAGCTAAACGTAGAGATTACCAGTGACATTCAATATGGGGAGAGCTATAGTCATGTTCACTAGCGTTGCACTATAGCAACACAACGACTAAATAAACCCTAAGCTATTGTAATCCTACTCAAAAAGGACTTATATATAGTTACAAGGGCATCACAAACAGAAACAAGAGTAAGGACTAAAGAACATGGCTACAGTATATGTAGAAGGCACAGCACAGTACGCACGAGTATTCGATGGCGACCAAGACTTGGGTAAGAACCTTCCAGAAGGCTCAGACCAGCGTAACAAACTTGAGAGCATCCAAGGTCAGTACGTTATGAACCTGTTTGTCACTAGTGAGGCTAAGAAGAAAGCAGTCGCTGAAGGTGTACCAAACACAGGTATGACAAAGCAACTTTGGAAGGAAGACGAAGACGGTAACATTTTCTATAAGTGTACTCGTAAGCACTTTAACCCTAAGTTCTCAGACCGTGACACAGGAGAACAAGGTGTGGTGATGGGGCCACCTAAAGTTGTTAAGGACACACCTGAGGGTGTTCAGCCTTGGGATAAAGAAACCGACGGTTTGATTGGTAATGATTCTAAGGTTGTGGTTAAGTTCAACGTATGGGAGGGTAAGATTTGTGAGATGCAGGCAATTAAGGTTGTAGAGCATGTGCCTTACGAACCAGCTTCAATGAACGAAGAGGGCTTCTAATATGGCTAAAGTAACAATTATCTACGAAGAAGAAGATGAAAACTTGGGTACACGATTGGTAACCCTTACACGAGAGAAGGAGGATATGTCAGCTATGGATATGATGTACTTCTTTGCTGAGAGTATGCGAGGGTGTGGTTATGACTTCGTGAACCGCGTGGGGTATGCTACGAGTAAAGGGGCCTGTAAATGGAGCGAGTTCTAGGATGAGTCAGATTGAGGTTGCGCTAGTAGATAGCATGGGTAATGACGATAGTATCGCTTCGGCAGCACGAGTTAGCTTCGGTAAGTCTGCTGGTAACTACACAAAGGAACAGAATACACGGTTGTTGAAGTACCTCGCTAAGCACAAGCATATGTCCCCCTTTGGGCATGTGTTCCTTAGCTTCCACATCAAGGCCCCCATCTTTGTAGCTCGTCAGTTGGTCAAGCATAAGTTCCTCCGGTGGAATGAGATTAGTCGTCGATACATTGATGACGAACCTGAGTTCTACGAACCTGATTGGAGGGGTAAGGCTGAGGACGTTAAACAAGGTAGTGTTGAGTACCCTGACGGTGTAAACGGTGAAAGTACAAAACCTATAGAGTGGATTGGTGTAGATGTAGGTACGCACGAGTTTAACATGGAGGCTCTTAGCCGATACCAGTGGATGATTGATATTGGTATTGCGCCAGAACAAGCCCGTATTGTGCTACCCCAGTCCACCATGACTGAATGGTATTGGTCTGGTTCCCTAGATGCGTTTACTGATATGTGTAGCCTTAGGGTCAAAGAGGATACACAATACGAAAGCCGACTTGTAGCCCAGCAGGTCTATGAAGAACTTAAGAATCAGTTTCCTGTAGCTGCACCATTACTCGTAGAGGGAGTCTACTGAATGAATAATGAATATATGTACAAAGAACTGTTTGAGGCTTCACAAGAGGAGCTTAAAGAAACCAACGAGGAATGCCTACGTTACTTCGACAAACGTGTTAAGGAAGACTTGGGTTGGCGTTACCATGACTACAAAGACTTTATCATTGCACAAGAGCTAAAGAGTATCATTTGTGACCTTGAGAGTCCAAATTGGGATGAGTTTGAAACCCCAGATAATAAGGCTGCTGATCTGGCCTCTATGTATCGAGTTCTTAAGTATTTCTTGATTCGTAGTGACTACGATAAGTTCGTAAAGGAGCGTCGGGATGCTAAAACCGAAGAGTGTGACTAAGGTAATTATTGACGGTGACATTATCGGGTATAGGGCAGCAGCAGGGACAGAAGGTCAACACCCTGATGACACCCTAGATAAAGTAGACACCTTGATGAACTACATCGTAGGGGAGACTGTGGTTTTCCCTACTGAGGATAACCTAGAGTGCTACCTCACAGGGAAAGGAAACTTTCGTTATGAGGTAGCTAAGACTGCACCCTACAAAGGAAACCGTAAGGACGTAGTTAAACCTACGAACCTACCAGCAGCTAGGCAACACCTTATTGACAAGTGGGGTGCTGTAGTGTCACAAGGGGAAGAAGCTGATGACCTAATTGGTATTGCCTCTTGTATTGGTGACCCTGAGACTACTGTAGTGTGTACAATCGACAAAGACATGATGCAGCTACACGGGTGGAACTTCAACTTCGTTAAGAATGAGTGGAATTACATTAGTGTGGACGAAGGTAACAAGTTCTTCTACACCCAGATACTTACAGGAGACGCAGCAGACCATATTAAGGGTATCCATCGTGTAGGGCCTGTGAAGGCGGGTAAGATACTTGAGGGCCTGACTACAGAACAAGAGCTGTATGAAGCCTGTGTTAAGGCCTACGATGGTGATGTGGATCGCGTACTAGAGAACGCTAGGTTACTTTGGCTTAGGCGTTATGAGGGGGAACTATGGGAAGCACCAAAATGAATATAGAACTGGATTTTGAGGTAGTCACTTTAGAGGTAGAGAGTATCTCTGGTGGTCCCTCTATCAGAGATAAGCACTTAAACCTGAATGTCTATGATAACGATGGTCAAGGTAAAGCATGGATCACAAGTGCTGTAATCACGAGGGAGGAAATGCTAGATTTTCTGAGTGAAGAATGACAGCTAAGAAAGAACACTTTAGATCGGGACTAGAGTACCGTATAGCTTGTCACCTAGAACGGGAGGGTTACACCTACGAATACGAAACCTTCAAGATCAAGTACCAGAAGAAAATCTCTAACTATTTGCCCGACTTTAGACTTCACAATGGTATCATAGTTGAAGGTAAGGGTAGGTTTGTTAGTTCAGATAGGGCTAAACACTTGCTTATCAAAGAGCAACACCCTGAGTTAGACATACGGTTCGTCTTTAGTAACAGTAACTCTAAGCTGTACAAAGGGTCTAAGAATACTTATGGTGACTGGTGTAGTAAGCACGGGTTCTTGTACTCAGATAAATTAGTGCCGTTAGAATGGCTAGAGGAGTGACTAATGAACAGGTTTAAGTTAGGTATGTGGCTCTGGTCCTCAAGCCTAAAGTTAGCTAATGTGGGTAAGACCATGGCTATCAAGTATGCACCTGAAGGTGTCTTTGATGTAGCTACAAACAGTGCCTTGATTATCCCTCGTATCATTGAGGGGCCTTTTACACAACAAGACTTAGGTTACGAATGGACAGGTCCAGAAGATGCTGAGTGCTTTCTGGTGGTGTTGCTAGAGAGAGATGGTGCTACTGAGGAAGTAGAGTGGTACTTCGATGGTGTAGAGGAAGCCTATGCGTGGGTTAGACACTTCAAGGGTTCTATTGAACCAATAGTTATAGATGGAGATACTTATGGGTAAGGATTACCTAATTTTACCAGACCCCCACGCTCACCCTAACCACCACAACGATAGGGCGGACTGGCTAGGGAAGTTTATCTTAGATCGTAAACCTGATGTTGTAGTTAATATGGGGGACACTTTTGATATGCCATCCCTGAGTAGCTTTGATAAAGGTAAAGCGTCTTTTCATGGGGCTTCTTATGAGAAGGACATTAACTCAGGTCTTGACTTCCTTGACCGCATGTGGCACCCAATTAAGAAGTCTAAGCGTAAGCAGCCTTACAAGATATTCTTAGAGGGCAACCATGAGCATAGACTTAAGAAGGTGCTTGAGCAAGACCCTCAACTAGCTGGTGACAGGTTTGGTGTTAGCTACAAAAACTACCAACTAAAGGATTACCATAATGAAGTGGTTTACTATGAAGGGCAAACACCGGGTATCTACACCTCTGATGGGATTTCTTTTGCTCACTTCTTTGTGTCTGGTCTTATGGGTCGGCCTATTGGTGGTGAACATCACGCTTCTAGTCTTCTTTCCAAAAACTATAGTAGCTGTGTTGCTGCTCACAGTCATACTGTTGATTGGGCTGTTCGTTCTGGTAGTAACGGTAAGAAAATCATGGGTCTTGTTGCAGGCGTTTACCAAGACTATGACAGCGAGTGGGCAGGAAATATCAGTAACCTCTGGACCTCATGTGTTTGTTACCTACGAAATGTTGACGAAGGAACATATGATCTTGAAGTTATCTCACTTGGCTCGCTTCGCAGACAGTACGGAGATTGATTGATGAGGGAAGTGACAGAAGAGGCATTAGAAAAGTTAAAAATACTGTTTACTCATGACGGATTAGGTAACTTAGTTGCCAAAGATAATCATACAGCAGGGAGGCGAAAAAGACTAAAAGGAGATAAAGTAGGAGGGATTAACCCTTCAACTGGGTATCACAGGGTTAGGGTAGATAAAAAAGATTGGTATTCTCACAGAGTTCTGTTCTATTTTTACCATAATATCTGGCCTTTTGAAAAGCATGTAGACCACATTGACGGCGATAAAACCAATAACAAAAAAGAGAACTTAAGGATTGGTTCTCACAGAGACAACCAAAGAGCTTACAAAACAAAGAACAAAAAGTGTAGTTCAATTTATCGAGGGGTATCGTGGAAACCTCAAATACTCAGGTGGGTTGCAAAAGTAGGTAGTACAGATTCAAAAGGGGCTTATGAATCTAATTATGCAGGTTGTTTCACGAGCGAGAAAGAGGCTGCGTTGGCTTACAACTACAAGGCGCAAGAAATGGGGTTTAGCCCCGAAGCGTTCAACCAAGTTTTTGAAGATGTGTCGCAAGAGATGTTACGGAGGGAATATGGATCATGAGTAAACGTAATGACAGATTCGAGAAAGTACCAAAGGATTTCTACCCGACTACCGACCCTAACGCTGTGGAGCCTCTAGTACCCTTCATCCGTGGTAAGACCTACGCTGAACCCTTCTACGGTGAAGGTAACCTAGAAGACTTGCTTATGGATGTAGCTAACTGCATGTGGCGTAGTGACATTAGGGAAACTGTAGTGCCTTCTAAGGTTATACCAGCTACAGACTTAACACTTTATGACCTACGTGGTGTGGACTGTATCATTAGTAACCCACCATTTACTAAGGATGTACTTTTACCTTGCATTGACCATCTGATTGGTCTAAAACCTACTTGGTTGTTGCTACCATCGGACATGATGCACAATAAGTACTTTAGCCCTTACATGAGGATGTGTAGTAAGGTTGTTAGTATTGGTCGCGTTAAGTGGTTCAAAGATAGTAAAACCTGTAGTACGGATAACTTTAGTTGGTACTATTGGGTTGACAATAAACCTACAGATACTATCTTTTATGGTAGATTATAAAGGAGCTACTAAAGATGATTCCTAAAGAGGGTATGGAAGACATGAATGAAGAGCAATTAGAGTTTGAGTTTATGAGTGATTCTTTGGGTGTGATGGGTATGGTTAAAGAGTTCGCAGAGACTATGGGCCAAGAGCCTAACCCTAGCTTGTCTGAAGGCCTTATAGATGAGGAGTACGAAGAATGGAGTTTTGAGGTTAGTCTACAGTCTGGTGAGGTAGCTAAACACTATGCACAAAAGTATGACCCTACCAAAGAACTAAAGGAACTGTCTGACCTTGTGTATGTGAGCTACGGGTATGCTAATGTACGGGGGTGGGACTTGGATGAGGCTGTACGTAGGGTACATGAGAATAACATTGGACGGTGTATTCAACCTGATGGTAGTATTAAACGTAGGGAAGA